GGATTTTCTTTGCTCCATTCAGTATATTCAAATAGTTCATTTTCTGACATCTTATTTTTTCCAAAGAATGGTTTGCCAATTGATAAAGAAGCATATTTTGAATTATATAAGCCTAAAGGATTATGCTCGGGACTGAATATTGATAATTTATAATCGTAATCATTTGCAATATTTAAAGCGTACCAATCTACAAAACTACTTTTACCATGTGATGGAATACCTGTTACAACTGTTAATTGTCCCATCATTATACTAAAGTCTTTTTCAAAACCTCTAAACATTTCATTCTTTGGAAATATTGTTTTTGGCATTCCCTCGTTATAAAGTCTTAAAGTTTCATCTAATAAATCAAATGTATTGAAAGTTCCGCCTATTGGAAAGCGTTTTTTATTGTTTACAGAATTTTTGATTTGCGACGTTTTTAAATCATCGTTGGCATCTTTACCTATCCATTCAATAAAAGTGCATCTAAAACGACCTAAACGGTGTGAAATCTTATTTCTTGTATCAATTCCTTTATCGTCATTATCAGTTGCTATAATAAAATGCTCAATTTCTTTTAAATACTTTTCTGAGTTAATCCAATAATCATCATTATCATTTGCACCATTAGGAAGTGAAATTACATTTTTATAACCAGCTTCATACATTGCTAAAACATCAAACTCTCCCTCAACAATAAAAACTTCTTTTTGACCAATAATTGAATTTATATTATAAAATATTGGTTTACCTCCAGTATGTTGTGTGAATTTCTTATCTGATGAACGGTATTTTTTGTTAACTACTATTTCGCCCTCAAAATAATTAAATGTAATTGCGTTTTGTTTCTTCTGAACTTGTGGAAAATATATTTCTTCTTCTGATATACCAAAATGATTTAAAGTTGTTTGACTAATCATCCTTTCACTCCAGCACCATTTAACTAATTTATCAGATAATTGAGTATAATTTTTCCATTCTTGGGTTGGGTAAGTATATTTAGTTTGAATCTTATCTAAATTACTTTCTCTAAATGTTAATGCTTCACAATAAAAACATTTTCCAATTCCAGAGTTGTGGTCTATTTTTAATGATTTATCTCTCTTATCTGTTCTAACCTCATCGCATTTAGGACATCTTATTGATTCTTTACCACTTAATTTTTTTAAGTCTAAAGTATTCCATTCTATAAAGTTACTCATACTGATATTTTATAATGATTTTTAATTGATTCTTCTTTTGTCTTATAATCTTTCTTTAACCAATTTAAAGATGTCAAATATAAAGAAGAATATTTATTATTTGTTTTATAGTTTTCTATATTATTTAAAACCGTTTCTATATCTTCTTTTAAATAAACCTCATTTAGTTTTTTAAATTCATCTATGGTTAATTTTAAATGTTTAAACGCTCTATATATTTCTTCTTTTTCTTCTTTACTTTCTTCTTCTTCTTCTATTGGTTTCGTCTGCGTTTCGTCTGCGTTTCGTCTGCGTTTCGTCTGCGTAACAACTTCGTTTTCTTTTGATTGGTAACTATCATAATTACAGATAATTAACCGTGTCGTAACTGTTTCGTTTTTTAATTGAATCATATCATCACTTTTTAATAACTCAAAAAATCGTTTTACTGATGATTTATCCCAATTCCAACGTTTACCCCAACTTTCTAATGATAATGCACTTTCGCCTCTTTTAACTTCAATTACCTTTCCTTTAATAATAGTTTTACAAGGTAAATAATTAACTGTTAATAGTATATCATTCCACGCTTCAAACTTTGAAAATTTACGTTTTTCTGTATATAACCAATGTTCAGTTATTGAGCGATGTAATTTTATCCAACCACTCATAATTATTTCATTTTAGCTTGAATATGTAACAAAGCACCAATTAACTTGTGTAATTCTGTTTTTGATAAAAAGATATGAGCATCATCAAAATCTTTTTTAATTCCAATTGAAATCTGTATTGATTCAATTTTTGATAAATAGTTTTCATTTTCTACAATGTTTAAATATACATTGTCTTCTGTTTTTAATCTGTACTCCATAATTTAATTTATTTTAAACATAAAAAAAACCCTACAAATCATTAAGGGTCTCACGTCTTAAATCATTGTAGGGTTTAAATTTCCTTTAGTTACTATGTTGTGAGACCGTAACCGTATGCAAATATAGTAATTTATTTTAAATGCAATACTTTTTAATTATTTTTTTTTAAAAATGTTATATAAATAATACTTTTACGTATAATAATTAGTTAAATGTTACAAAAACAATTCACTTTCATTTAATAACTCATGTATTTTATTACGTACTTTTTCAGCTATTTCAACCTCTTCTTCATCTTCTGAATATTTATACATATTTCTATAATAGTTATCTAATTCGTTAACTAACATTCGCCATTTAAAACCGTTTATGCAGTCTTTTATTGCGTCTTCATCTTCAATAGTATCAAACTCTAATATTACTTTTGCCATAATTTAAGGTTATATGTTTAAATTTTAATTTTATTTTAAGGTTATATGCTTAAAAAATTACCGTTAAGCGTGCGACTTGCCCGAACTCTTTATGGAATAAGAAACCCTCAATAGCTAAAGGCGAATGCTGATAGCCACTTTTGTGGTGCCAACTATCTGCTGGACTTGGACTTCTTAACGATTCTATTTGAACGCTCATAATATCTTTTGACGTCTTATGATGTATATGGTTTGTAAACCAATAACGGTGTTTACATTTATGCCAAAATTCACTTGCTTCATGACACATTAACAAAGGTAAATCATTTTGTTTTGCTCCATCGCCATGAGTTGTACCGATTAGATTTTTACCATAGATTGAATATTTTCTATGTGATGGACTTCTATTAAACTCAATATTTGGATGGTTATTGTACCATGAATATAAAGAATCCATTAAGAAGAAACCTGACATTTCATCATGATTAGATACGTTGTAAACAACTTCTAAATCTGCAATTGATACAAGTGTTTGAATTATATCAATATACAATTGTTTAGCCATTAAAAAACTTGAGTACCACTTTAAATGTGTATCTTGTTGTGTACCCTTTGTAGTTTGTCCTTTGGTGTTGTCGGTGTTTAGTATATCGTTACCAACTATTAATATAATTTTATCAATGTTGAAACCTTCAGACTTTTTTATTATACTCGCAACTGCATCTCTAACTCTTTGTACTGCAATTTGTGAGTTGTACTCTTGACCTGTTTCAAAAGCATCACATAACTTGTTTATATGTACATCACTAGGCGAAATAAACAAACAATGCGAATCCTCATCTGATTTATTTCTAATTATTTGAATGTGGTTAGGTCTTAAATCTTTTACGCTTCCGATAAAGTCTTCTTTAAAATCTTCGTAGTTAAATACTTCTTTTCCCTCTTTAAAAAGTATTGAGTAGTTTTTACCTTTATGCCAGTAATTAGTTGCTTTTTCAAAATCAAGACCATTCTTTTTACATTCTTCTATAACCCCCTTATCAACTCTAGTGCTGATTAATTTAGATATACTTCTTCGTTTATTATCATTAAATTCAATATTTAATTCTTTGCACATTAAACGAGCAGTTTCCCGCTTTGAGTTGTTGGAACTGTATAATTCCATTATTCTGTCGATATTCTCAACCATAAACCAATTAATTAATACATAAAAAAAGCAACGCTAACTTAATAACGTTGCTAAATTAAATATTTTTATTAACAATTTACTTTTTAGTTAATTCTTTTATCTTTTTATCGATTTCTTTTTTCTTTTTATCGCTTACATATAATTTGCAAGTTTCTAAAGTTTTAATTAAATATTCAAATTTCATATTCTTTTATATAAAGTTGGATTACTGCAATTGTTTTTTCTAAATCTTCTTTGAAGTTACCTTTTTTACGACTTCTTATAGTACGTTTTAAAATGTCGAATTCCCACGAATTAAGACCTTGTTCATTTGCAAACTTATAAAGTGAACCTTTGCTATTATCGTAGTGTTTAGGTGTCTTTAAATCACTTGTTTCTACTTCTGTTTTAGTATATCCGTAATCTCCAGGTTCAGAATAAAATGAATATTGTGAACTGTCAAAACTAGTCCCGTAATATGAAATTGGATATATTATACTATCACTTTCTGTTACTGTTCCTGTAAATTTATCTTTGTTAAGTCTAGTTACTTTAACTTTAAACTTTAATTCTTTGTGTACTGCTATCATAATTCAAAAAATTGTCTTAATTTTAATTTAACGTTATTCTGTTCTTCAATGCTTTGTATATCTGCATTATCAATTAATCTGCTATCTGCTTTAATTAGCTTTTTAATTACCGTTTTAATATTATTTGCCAAATGTTTATCTATTATATCATCTCGCATTTGTTCATCGTTTAAAACATCTTCTAAAAAATCAGCTAATACTGGCATCATAATACAACAAGCAAATAGTTTTTTATGGTTTGTTTCAATCATTTTTTTAGTTTTTTTATAAATTCTTTTAATATTTCTTCTTTTGTAATTTGCTTACATTTTAAATCAACTGAATTTGGTTCTAATGATTTACATTTTACTTTAGTCATTTTCTTCATTATTTACATACCAACCACAACACTTTTTACTTACTGCAAATGCTTTAAAATCCTTTCTAAAAAACCTTTGCTTTCTTATCATGGCTCTTGACCATTCTTTAATTATTATTCTTGTTCTCATTTTCCATCCAATTAAAAAACCTTTCTTCTTTTTCTAAATCCTCAATTGTATCTGAAATATTAACTTTTGGATTAATAAAACTATCGTTTCTAGGTTTTAAATAATCTTCTGTTAATTGCTTCATTTCTCTACGTACGTTTACAGTTTGAACAACCATGAAACAAATAATCACTATTAACGCAAATAATGTGAATGCTAATAAATATATTTTAATCATTTTATTTGTTTTAAAAATTCTTTTACTCTGTTTAAATTTTCTTGTTTAAAGTCGATATGTCTATTTAACCATAAATTTAATGAAGTGTTGCACATATTAAATTCGTTTATTAGCATTTTAGATATGATTCTACGACCTTTTTCGCCTTTAGCTACATAAGTACTTTCTAATAAATAAATACTTTCTCTAATCGCTTTATTTTCAATTCTTGTTTCTTCGCTTATTCCTCCGTTTTTTGTCATTACATTTCTTCTATTAATTTATAAACTTCATCCCAATATTTTCTATGTGTTGAATTTAATCTATCCCAACCTTTATAATCTTCATCTAATGCAGAAGTTTGTATTATCTCATCAACACATATCAATGCACATTGTATTGCATGATTATAAAGCATTGCCATTGCTTCATTAGGTGTTGATTTATCACAATTATACATATTGTTAACCAACTCTTCTGCTTTGTTTTTAATTCTTTCCATTACTTATTAAATTTATCATTATAATACATTTCTCCATTATATGTGTAGCCATACGTTACAATTGAATTTGGATTACTTTTAAGTCTTTGCTTATCTCCATGAGCTTCAATTATTTGTTGCTTTTCCATTTCTTTAGCTTGTTCAAACCATTCAATTTGTTTTTTATTATCAAATGATGGGTCAAATAGTTTATCCATTAAAAAATCTACTGCTGTCATTACTTACTATGTTTAATTATCATTAATCTATCGTACAAACTTGAATTGAAATTACCTGACTGCTCCCACCATAATTGAGAAACTGATTTAGTAACTCCATTATTTTTAGGAATGTAAACGTTTTCGCTCCAATCTGCTTTTTTTACTTTTTTAGTTTTAAATAGTTTCATCTTAAAATGCTTTAATAGTGAATATTGCTTTTAATTCTGTGTTTATTTCATCTACTGTTTCTTTAAATACTTTGTCGTTATATTCTAAATAATTATCTACTGTTTTAACTCCATGTAATACTGTAGCGTGGTCTTTTTTGCCACATATTAAACCAATTCTTTTAAGGTTTAGATTAGTGTTATTTCGTAGATACCACATTAACAACTGTCTTTTAAAGACTAAATCTCTATTTCTACTAACTAAACTAATTTTATGCTTTTGGATAATTGTTTTAACTCTAAATATATGTTCAGTTTTTTTAAGTTCAGAACCGCATATTCTCATTATACGGTACTGATATGGTAGTTCAAATTTATACATCTCTTGCTTCTTTTAAATCGTTTAAATCTTTTATAAATTCTTCTGTAGCTATTATTAACGCTCTTAACTTTCTTAATTCGTTAGGATTTGAAGCGTTATTAATTTTCAATTCCTGATAAATCTCAATTCTTTTTTGGTATTGGTTAATTAACCAGTCTTCGTTATATCTCATGGCGTGGACTTAATTCGTTTTCTAATACTTCCTCTATTAAATGCAGTTGAACATCTAACATATCTATAATATCCGTTTTTGAATCTCTAACGTATATCTCGTGAATTTCTAAACCAAAGTGGCTTTCGTAAACTAACACTTGGTAAACAACTGTTAACTCGATTCCTTTAAATTCAATGTGCCTTTTGTGTGTCATAATTTCTAAATTTTAGTTTTGTTAAATGTGCGTTACAGTCGCACCCCTGATTATTTTAGTTATTTTCTACTCTTGTAAATTCAACATTGTTTTTAAGTAATGCTTTTTGTAATTCAATTTCTTGTAATTTAACCCCCATTGTAGAGAACTGGTGTTCGTAAATAAATTTACCATCTCTAGTTAATGTTACATAACCTTTTGTATCGAATACTTCAACGTTATTTCCTTTTTTAGTTGTGTATGTGTATGTAGTTGTCATAATTTCTAATTTTTAGTTATTTAAGTTTATAAACACATATTGTATTGTACCCATTAAAATTTCTTTCGATTTCTAATTTAAAATTTCCATCTATATATAAAGCTATATATCCATTAATTGTTTGAGTAAATTTTTGGCATTTTTCTTTATCTTGTATTAGTCTATCCATGACATGATTAAAAATAACTGTATTATTATTGCTGCTAATTATTTTATAAGGATTATTTATAACCTTACCAAAATGTATTTTTGTTCTATTGCTTCCTGATATATTAAATTCAGTATTATTATCATCAGCGAATTTTTTAATTTTTTGTAAAATGTTCATATTTTCTAATTTTTAGTTTGATATACCTATACCGTATGAATAGTCTCTTGACATTTCATAACCTTTCCAATATTTATAAACTGTCTTTGAAGCGTTTATTTCATCAAAATAAACAGTTTCTTTGTAAAACTCATTCCATTCGCTTTGAATACTTCTTAACTTTTCTTGGTAATATTCATAAGCAATAGCAGATATTTCTTTTAAATTATCTATTTCAGCTACTTTTTTAATACTTGCAATATCTGATTTATATAATTCGTATTGCTCAACTGCTTTGTTAAATGTCATCATTTCCATAATTTATATTTTTTAGTTTAATCTTTTCGTTCTTTTGAACTCATCAGTTAAGGCACACACCTTAATAAGATTTGGTAAACACCGCTACTTAATTTCGCTTTTATCTTGTATAATGTTAACCTTAGAAGTAAAGAACGTTTCAACCATGTTTGATTGATGAAGCAAATCTACGTAATTATATTTAATTAATTACATGAAATAGTAAATTATTTTTAATTATTTTGCATAAAAAAACCTAACTCATTACAAGCTAGGTTATTAAATGTTAAATTATTTTATATCAAAAAGGCAAATCCGAACTTGTTTCTTGTGTTTTAACCACGTTTTCAACTTCCTTTTCAGCTACTTTGATAGCTCCATCTGTGAAAACTACTCTACCGTTTGCGATGTATTGTTTTTGAACTTTACTTTCACGTTCTTCTTTACTTTGGCTATATGCCATTGATACGTTGTTTCCGTATCGTGTGTCATCATTCACAAAGATTTGAGTATTTAAATACTTCCCGTCTACTAATTTAGATTTATCCACCTTTGACAAATCAATGCTTAAATTAATTATTGAACTCATATATTTATTTATTATTTATTTTTAACGGATAAACTACTTTTGCTAAACGTTACTATTGGAGTTTGTAAAACCTCTCCCGTTTGTTCATTCAATGAACTAATACCGTTTTTATTATTCTCGTAAACTGATTTATATTTATTCTCAATTTGAACCAGGTTTTCTTTTGCGACTTTCCACTCGTCAATGTTTTTAAAATCGAATTGTTTTCTACCCTCAACACGTGTAAATTGATACGTACCTATTTTAAACGTTTTGTCATACTTTTCTGATTCGTTATAAGCTAATTCATCTATTTGCTTTTTCGCTTCGTTAAAACGCTTCTCTAACTCTTTAAAGACTGCGAATGCTTCTAATGAGTTTGTAAATCCTAAATCTACGTTTCTAATTACTAAATCAATTTGATTTTGAATAACGTTAATTGAATCAGTTGTTAAACTAACACCGTTGTAGTTTTCTTCCATGTACTGTTGTTCTTCTCTATTTTGCATAATTCTAATTTTTTATAAAAGTAATAAACTTTTTGTTTGTAATTCAGTTAATTCAAAAGTTGCTTTAAGTTTCTCAACTGTATAACTTCCGTCTTTGATTTTTTCTAATGCTTTCTCAAATCTATCATTATCAATAGTTTGCTTCTTATGGTCATTAGTAGCGTCTGAATCTTTAGTATCGTCAATCAAAAATAAACCGTTTAAAGCGTATTTACGAGCATAACTTGAAGAACTA